GGCGCGGCCATTGCAGCTGCTGCTGGATCGGCGGCAGGCGCGGCCACGGTGCAGGCCCAGGGAGCGCTGATTCTGGCTTTTGCCGGAGCGTCCTCTGGCGCGGCCACAGCAGCGGGGCAGGGCGCGGCCATTGCAGCTGCTGCTGGATCGGCGGCAGGCGCGGCCACGGTGCAGGCCCAGGTGGCGCTGATTCTGTCCGTTGCCGGCGCTGCCTATGGAGCGGCCACAGCATCGGGGCAGGGCGCGTCGACCGCCAGTGCTGCGGGCACAGCGATGGGGGTTGCCACGGTGATTGGGTACGGGCCATCCATGATTTCCACCCGCTTTGCCTTCCCTGGCGATCCATCAAATGGCGGTACACTAGCTATATCACGCCGTGGCGGGCGCATTGTAATCTGAGGTTCCGATGGATACGTTTTACATGAAAGAGGGCAACACATCGCCCGCCATTCGATATGAGCTATACCCGCCAACGGTGGATCTGACGGGGGCAACAGTGCTGTTTCAAATGCGCGAGCTACTCTCGCTTGGTGGGGCTACGTTGATTAATGATTCTGCCGTGGTCGTGATCGAAAAGGATACGCCAACGGTGGAATATTCATGGCAAACAGGGAACTCAAGTGGCATTTATGAAGCCGAATTTGATGTGACCTATGCCGATGGCACAACTGAAACCTTCCCAAACGATGAGTTTATTCTAATCAAAGTATCGAGAAAGATCCAATGAATATTTTATTCCCCTTTAAACGCAATTCCTTGAAAGGCGTTTGCGACCAGACTCCAACCAGCTACGGCATCCGACTGAAAGGATCTGCAAGCCAGTCCCCCATGACTTTGTGTACAACGTAACCAGCCCACAGAGGCGTGGGTTGCACCAACCGCCAGGAATAACCCCACAAATGTCAAACACACAATCTGATAGCGTTTCATCTAACCTTATCTTCTACATGTCGAAATCGTTCGTCTAGACTCGCCAATTCTTTATCGTGGCGGTTCAAAATTTCTAGAATTTTTCCTTCAAAGGCCCCTAAGCCTTTGGAGATGCTCCACAAAGCCTTGATTGCAGAGCTCATCCCTGCCCCAAGCATTCCTACGCCCGTAAGTCCTACGGCAACCAGGGCAATTGTTTCGCCGACGCCCATTGCATGACTTGTGTTTGCTCAGATTAAGCAAATCTGGGAATCATCACGACCAGTCAGCTGCCCGGGTTTGGATTGGGGCAATTCGCATGAAGGACCCGGCACCGGTGGTGTAAGCGCCACCCGGGACCGCCGAGAGCAGGTACTGGGGGGTAAAAGTGCCGGGAGTGCTGATGGCGACAGTGCCTCGGATCGAGCCGTGGTGGCTGGCGCTGGCGCTGCTGAGGGATCCGGAGATCACCGCAGGGGTGGCAGTCTGCAGCCAGGTCGTGAAGGCCGGGCTAAGAGCCGCAGGCGGGAAGGTACCGCCATCTTGTGATCGATAAACCAGCTGGTACGCAATGCTGCTCAGCAGGGCCGTGCCACCAAAGCCGATTGCCACAGTGTGTGCCGTTGTGCCTGCCGTCTTCAGCAGGCTGAACAGGATCTCAAATTCGTAGGTGCCAACGGCCAACGTGACACCTGCTCCCAGTAGATTCTGGGCAGTGTTGGTATTGGCCCCAGCAAGCGCTGTATTCAGGCGATACCAAAATGGGTATCCATTGCTATTGAGTATTCCTTTGACTAACCATTCTGTGTCGGTGCTGTTTCGTTGCATCATTAGGCCTGATCCCGTATCAGGCCAAGTCATGAATTGATAAGTAATAGCAGGTGGCAAACTGCCAGAGTTTTGCGTTACTAGCGCCTTAAACGCCAATTGAACATCCTCCCGAAGGGCCAAACCGGAGGAGTTGCTAATTTCGAAATCGTGTTGGGCCATGTCAATTCTGAAACTTGATCAGGTTAAGTGATTTGGCAAGTGGTATGCAATAGCCTCTCTTTTCCTTTCAGCATATACCATTTGGCCAAATCCAGCCAGTTGATGGCAGCATAACTTGTAATGCCGCTACCGCCACAGGGTCGAATCCAGTGGCAACAGTGACAATACCTTCCGGCGCCCCAATTGTTGATGTCGTCGGGTTCACGCCACTGATCGAAGCGCTAAAGCCTGACGGGGAGACCGCTGATGGTGGACTTGAATTTCCAAGGGTTGTGATGCTTCCCCCGACCCCACTGCCATCCCAGGGCCCTCCTGATAAATTTTGAGCCGTTGTTATTGTCACAAGTCGGAACCGATTGTGCGATAAACAAATATGGGGTTGCTTGTGATCCCCCCAATGATGCCATCGTTATTGAGAGCTCCGATCTTGTACTCTTCCACGCCGTTGGTGACATTCGCATTGTCTCCAACGGCTGAGATGTTGCTAATTTTGAGTGACGCAATCCCAAAGTCGGTAGGCATGTCTGCTGCGTGCACACTGGTTAAACGTAAGCCCCGATGAACAGGGTTGAAGTTTGCTCCAGCGCTTGGATTGGACGCCGTTGTCCAACCTGGAAGTGCAAACCCCGAGTCGGGATATACGACATTGCTGTTGCTCCCAAAGTTGACGGGAATAGAAAAAGTGCTGACCGACACAAGAGCCCGAAAATCAGCGGAACTGGTGCTTCCGTTAAGGCAAGATCCAAGTAAAAGCTCACGCCTATTTCTTTGCAGAGAGTTAAATCTAATCTGCTTTGAGAACGCTTCAACTGCATATATGCCGCTGTGGTATCCCAGGTCAAGATTGTAGAAATTCTTGAAGGTTGTGCCAGCCGGGTCAATAGTAAACAATCGAGAGGTCGTACCAGTCCGCAACAGGAAAAAGCTTCTACCGCCCGACGTAGCGCGAGTAATCGTAAAGTTAATTGAAGTCGATATGCTAAGCAATAAGTGGGCACCGTTATTAGCGGCTGTACTGGTATCAAACCAGTCCACGTACTGCGTGCCAGCGACACCAGGGCCGCTCGGGATATTTGCTGTAGTGTTCCATCCGGTACTGGTTCTGCACCAAATACCTGTTCCGTCAACAGTGAACCAATAATATGTTTTTCCGTATGCCTTGGCTCCGTTATAGATAATCTCAAGAACTCGATGCTCTCTTCCTCCAGAGACAAAGCTGGCATGCCATGCAGTCATTAATCCTGCGTCAATCAATGCACTCTCTAATCGAGTACATACAGTGGCGGCAGCCCATGTTGCAGTGGCTAGATAGGTTTCCTCAACAACGGCCATGCTGGTTAGTTTTCCAGTGGAATACTTGTCGTTATTATAGTGACTGGCCCTGTCCCTGCGCTTTGTTTTACAAGTCTTACATATACAAAGCCAGCGGAGTCCCCCAGCAGCGAAGGGATCCCGCTTGGGATAAGCGTTTCAAAGGCCAAAGTAGTTACACCTTCTCCATAGGGCTTTTTGTTTTGTAGACTAATCATTGTCTGAATGCTCCCGCCTGGAGATGTTCGTGGGTCCGATGCTCTCTGTTCGCTAGATCTGTAGAATCTAATCCACGATGGCTCGGAAATCTGAACAGCCTTAAGCATCGAAAGCTTTCCCAGTTCCATTGCAAAATCTGCAACTTCGTTCGGAGCTAGCGCCGCTGTTGTGTACGTGGTTTGTGCTGCATTGCTGTTAAGGCTTGCGGCTACAGCAACTTGAACAGCAAGTGAAGTAACCACAACGTCTTGATTTATATCAACAACCGAGAGCAACGCTCGAAACCGAAGCGATCGAGCTCGGACAATGCTGCGCGTCAATGGCTTCCAGCCCGACCAACTGCCTGCCAGGCCGGAATTTAGGGCATCGTTTGAATCTTGATATTCCAATTGGACAATGCCGCTTTCTGCAGTTGCATTGTCAATGCTCAAAATTTCATCAACTGGGCCCAGGAATGAATCCCAAGACGTGGGAACCAATCTGGAGCGAGATCGGATTATGCGGCTCAGCTGCAAATCTTTCACAGCGCCAGCATCAAAATCATTTGCAAAGTAATAAGTTGCCCTTTTGCTGTCAAACCCGTAGTCGTCAATCGGGCCTGGCAACCCATCAAAGTTGCCATCTTGCGCCAAATCATCCCATGTATTTGTGTCTACCCTTGGTGCGCCATACTCATCAATTGGCCCTGGCAACGCATCAAAATCACCATCCAACGCCAGGTCGTCCCAGTATTCATCGTTTAATCGCAGGGCCTGAATCGAAGCATCGAAGGCACAATTCCTTTTGACACCAGTGAATCCTGTTGCTGCTTCATCAATGGTGGCAATTACCTCTACCGCAGATTCCGGGACATGGAATACAACTGGGGTCGTTAATGAAACAGCACCGCTGCCATTTTGGTGGCGAAATAGGTAGGTCCCCGTCAACGCCGGCAGCAGCATCTGACCTTCGGCGTTGGGAGTCTCCCCTTTGACCAGAGGGTTGCTGGTTGACCAAGTGGCGCCTGATATGTCCGGCGAATGCCGAATTGCCACGCTCAGCGAATCGTTGTCGACCTGGGCCCAGCTGGCCTGCACCACCCATTTGCCCAGCGCCACCACGGCCGCATCCATCACCCGCTCGACGCTGCCATCAATGCCGATGACGCCGGTAGCCGATCGATCCACCTCTTGGGTGGGCGGCACAAAGGGATCGGAGCGGTTGCCAAAGGCATCAATTGCCACCACCTCGATCTCGTATCTCCCATCGGCCACCCCTGGGAGCACGATTGATGGCGTGGAGGTTGTGTAGGTCTGCCAGTTGCTGCTCATACGGTGCGCACCGCCACCTCATACTCGACTGCCCCAGGGATGGCCTCCCAGGAGAGGTGCATATCGGTTTGCCGTGTGGCTGGATTTACCACGGCGATGGCTGTTGCGCTGGAGGGTGCCGCCGGTGGCTTGATTTCAAGGGGTGCAAACACTTGCAGATCTAATGGAATATCACGCTCGATGTAGTCATATTTGCTTGGATTATGGCGCAATGCAGAAACCATATATTTCGTCCGACTGCTTTCGGTGATGCCAATAGCCGTCCACAGGCTTGTGCGCATGGCGTTGTTGTCAATTGACCAAGTGCCACCAATCAATGGCGCTGCCGAGAATGGCAGGGCTGGTGTAACAACCACACCGCTGATAGAACCAATGAATCGTGTCTCCAGATTTCCATCAACCAGCTTGGCGGTGATCGTTGCATCTGCCCCGGTTGGCAGATCAGTCTGGGTCGCATCATCAACAGTGAGGCTGGTTGTTGTGCCTGCAATGGTTTTGCCAGCTCGCCTTACGCCGCTTTTGAGACGATCAGCTGCTCTGAACCGCAGGCCCGGCCGAAGTTCCACCCCCAGAGCCACAGTGCCTTCAAACATCACAACTTCTGATTCGTATTGTTCGGTGTAAAGCAGCCATTCCCCTGCGCGATGGGCTTGCCCAGGTGATGTGCAGGCAAAAGCGTCGATATTGGCGACCTTTGCCCCATATAACTGAATTGCCTTTTTATCTTGTACCGTTACAAAATCATAGTCTTGTTTCTCGTTGTTGAAATACCGCACAACGGCGACGGTATGGCGCTCCCGCAGGCTGGAGCCGACATAGCGAAAGCCTTCTGGCGATATGTCTGCATTTGATACGGTGACGATTGCATCGCCAGGGGCATCTTGCGTAACAGTTACCGAGCCTTTGCCCCAATGGGGCATGCCTCGAAAGACACTGGCCATCTGATTGATCAGTTCGTATGCGTCTTCGCTGCTCTGGATGTTGATTGAACAGGCAAAACGCGGCTCAAAACCGCCCCTGCCATCAGACACAAGTTCTGCGCAGTATTTAGATATTGAATACAGAGCAAACTTATCGACGGTTTCAGGCGGGCAGCGATGGCCGAACCCATAGCGTGGATGGGTGACCTGGTCGTAAAAATGCCAGGCAGGATCGGTCGTCCATTGAGCTTCGGCAAAGTTGCCCGTCCAAATGCCGGAGTAAATCAACCGGCCGGTGGTTTGCTCGACGGTTGCATTGTCAGGAATCGGAATTTTGACACCTAACCGGTCTACGGATACTTGCGGCCAGGAGCTGAAATACTTGGCGTCTAGTTGCAACGCCAACAACGCTGAATATGGGTATCTAAGCTTTGCATAGATTAATTCTGTATAGTCACTCCAAACCATTGTGTCATTGACTTTGGAGTTGTTCGAATCTGGGGTGATTCGCACCACTCGCACGCTTACGGGGAAGGGACCATAGATCTCGACTTCATGGCTGCGTTGAAACAGATCGCCAGAACGGCCTTTCACAGATGTGTTAACCACGGTTTTGAAGCTGCCACCTGCAGTCGCCACTTGGATCTGATACTTGACCTCCACTGCAATGACATCGCCCTCCTGTGGCGACTTGACGCCACCTTTCAAGATGCTGGAAGTCAGCGATTTTGATACCTTATTCTTGGGATCGTAATACTGCTGTAGGGCTTGCCAGCTAAGTGTGATTCTGAGTGCATTGACAGCAGAATCTGTAATCGTGCGTGTCAGCGGCGTCGCTGCTGTTACCGGCAGCCCAACCCCTCGCTGGGATTCGGTTGCATTGAAACCTTTGATCGCAGACTGGTCAACAGTCCCATAGCGATGGTCAACAACAACGCCTAGAAAGTTAAAATCAGTGGTTTTCGGATTATTTGGATTTGCCGATGCCTTGAGAATTGGGGTTTTGTTGATATAAATATCTTTTAGCAGAGCGGTTTCATAGGCCTTGCTGCCCCGCGTATAGCCCCTGGCCGACGGCCAGCCCTCTTGTTCGCCCTCGCCGAGCAGCAGCAGCAGCCGGGCGTACTGGGTGGAGTTGAGGGTGTCCGGCGCCGTGGCGGCCCCACGGCTGGCCTGGGCCTTTTTTTGGCCACCGATGCCAGCCCCCCGGATCACTGGCCATGGTGGCAGCTTGACCAGGCTGTCTACGGGGATCAACCTCATCGCTTGCCCGTCGCCTGGATCGCTTCGACCAGGGTGATGGATCGCTTGTTGGCGCCCGCCCCGGGCAGCTCGTTTGTGGAGATGCCGGCTGAGATGACGATGGCGCCCATGACAATGCGCCCCCTTGGGATGTTGACGGGCGTGCCCTCCCTTGAGGTCAACTGCACCCCTGAAACCGAATAGGAGTTGACCTCCTTGGGGTCACGGTTGCGCTCTGGAGTGGGCGTTGAGGGCGTCAGCAGCTGGGCGGCACCGCCCAGGGCCAGGCTCATGCCGGCGCCAAACAGGGTGGGCCCCAAGGCCGCCAGGCCAATGCCCGGCACCGCAAACGATGCGGCCACCAGCAGAATGCCACCCACAATCTTGGCGCCGGCCGTTCCTGAACCACTCACGATCGGCACCAGGTGGATGTCCTCGCTGCCGAGGGGGTAGTGAATC